CATCGTATCTTGTTTTATTAATTAACGTATACGGATTAAATCTATCCGAACAACCTTTAATTGCTTTATCCACAACTTCAGTCACAAATTGTATATTACTATAATTTTGACTATTTAATATCACACTTCTTAATTCTGTTTTACTATTTTCATCATTTAAAATATGTGCCATAATTTGATAAAATCTATTCGCCGAATCATCACTCATTAAACCATTACTACTTCTAGCACTCACGGTTGAGAAATTACCTGATGTATTGTTATCTATAAATGTTGATGATAATTTTTTATAAAAATCCTCATTTAAATATAAACATTCGTCAGTATTAACTAATCCCGTTGTGTTAAAAAATTCAATGTGTTTATCTGTTATTTTTTTCAAATAAGTTTGTAACTGAGTAAATGTATCCCCTGAAATATCATATATTTCAGGTTCATTATTAGAATTCATTACCCCATCAGTTTTTGATAACACCAAGTTTGCCTTTCTTATATATTGAATATAGTTCTGTTGTAACAAAACTAAATCCTTCACACTATTACTTACATTACTAATGAAATCAGTTTTAATACCTGAAACATATTCTTTTAATTTATTTTCAATTTCTCTCTTATCACTATTATTAATTGATTGGTCATTTGCCGTCACTAATAACATAAAAGGGTCATTTCTTTGCGATATGTCAGTATTAACTTTATTGAATAGTTTTTCTAATTTATCCTCAACTTGACTTGGTTTACCATAAATCGGTACTTCTATCTCTGGTGTGAAATCCGCAGTTCCTTTAGAATAATCTCTTTCATTATATAATAAATCAACAATACCAATATTATAATTTTTACCTACACTAGCATTAGTATTAATGAATGTATCAAAATATTCTTTAGTACTATTCCAATAGTCATTAACGAATTTAGTGTAATCAATATCAGTATCACCCGATATTGTACCAATCGCTTCACCACCTTTTTTAGGTTCTTGATTTACAACATCCGAAGTAGTTGTTTTAGGTTGATTAGATAAAATTTTCTCAACCATATATTTGTCTCTCGCTTCAGTACTTTCAGTTGCCGTAGCTCTTTCATCGTAAATTTCAGTATTCGCATAATAGTTGAATGATAATGCGTTTTGTAATTCTTCCACAGGTTCTTTAAGTCCGTGTCCTCCAATAAAGTTAAACGCTAATGTTATTTTAGCTATCATTGGTTGTACACCAATACCTTCAGGGTTTAAATCAAATGTTATTGGGTCGTAAGTTATACCTAACGATGTAGGAACAATCTTACTATGGTAGAAGTCACCCATTCTTAAGATTAAGATCGGAGGAGCCCCAAATGACGTGTTTAACGCATCATTATATTTTGGTCTACCATCAGGTCCAATTACAGGAATTGTTTGACCAGGTCTCACGCATTGGTTCAAGAACGTTAGTCTAGCATTCAATCCCTCAGGTGTGGTTGAGTGGAAAGCAGGATTAAAATATTTAATCTTTTCTTTTATACTATCGTAAATCATAGGATCAGTTTCCTTAATGACCTCAAAATAATCACACTCTGAAAATAAGAATCTTAATATTTTTTTAGATATACCATCTTTTATTTTTTGTTCCACCGTTATATTAGGTGTTGGTTTGATCGTATTGGAAGGATTACCATTTGGATCAATTTTTGATGGATCTTTTTGTGTGGTTGATGTGTCCGTAACGGTAGGGGTTTCATCGGTTTTTGGTTCAGGTGGTACCTTCGCCTCAATTTTTGATAACGCAACTCGTCTACAAGCCATTGCAGGTACTGACCACCATTGTGATGCACTAGTTACAGGTCCTGTTGCCGTCCCTTGTTTAATATCCACCGAACAATCAACAGATGTATTATTGTTTGATGTTGTTTTAGGTATTATCGTTTGTTCACCAGTTGCATCAAAATCAATAGTTAATAAATTCTCCTTTATTAAATCACTCACTTTTTTATCACCAAGTGTTTGATTATTAAACCATTTTTTAACGGTATCAACCCTTCTTAATGATAAATTTTTATTATACCCGACGGTTGCAGGTGCCGATGCCGAACCTTTTAATGTTATTTTAACGGTACCCTTTTTATCAATTATAACTTCTTTTAATTTTGCCAAAAAGTCAGTTTTTATTTTAGTAAAGTTACCTTCAATTACATCACTAAAGAATGATTGAATACCATCTTTTGTAAATTCATTATTACCGACATATACTTTATCAGGTGCCTTCGTCACATATGTTGTGGATTTTTTATTAACATATGTTGTATACCAACTATCAAATGGTTGTGTTGATGTTGTTGCATATGTACCATAACATTCAGGACAATCATTTTCAAAATAAAATCCATAATTTAAGAATTCATCTAATATGTCTGTTGGTTGTGGAGTTGATTCAGCATTTTTAGTTTTTGACTCATTTCCAACACCAGCCGGTAAACCATCTGAATTTTGAGCGTCTTTTACGCTAGCAGCATTAATAGCCGTGTCACTAGGTATTTCAAACGCAACTTGCCCCAATTCTTCATTGGTTAATCTTGGGTTATTTAATATTTGTTGATATGTAAATAAATCTCTTGTTGGTATCGTATTAAATTTAATACCCAATTCATACATATCATATTTTGTACATCCCGCAAAGAATGAATCCACAATTGAATCAACTCTTTCTTTTGCCGCTCCTGATAATTGTTTTTGAATAATGGTATTCATAATCGAAGGGTGATCGACAACAATCTTCCAACTTATACTACCTTTTCTTGAAGTATTTTTATACGTGTAAATTGGTTCAGGTCTACCTAAGAAATTGGTTGACGAGAAATCAGGAGTACTATCATCACTAAATGATATATCATATGGTGGGAACCACATGACTCTACCCCCATTTGGACCTTTTTCACAAACAGGTAAATCATCATAAGTAAACCCAGGTCTATCTGAAGTTCTCCATGCTAAGTTCTCAATAGAGAACATATATTTTTTAACTTTGTTGTCTACAATGTTTGTTGATCCCGGATTCTTAAGTGGAGCAATGTTAAGGTTATAAGTCTTATCCAATACAGAATAAGAGAATTTTCTACCTTCCGTAGTAATACCATCACTCTTTTGTAAATCAGCATATGTGAAATAAGGGGTATCCTTTTGGAATACTCTACAATATTCAATACCCGCTTGAGAACCATCTGTCTGATCAGTATACGATAACACCATTGACCCTTTAGTCATTTCCTTGTACCCATCATTGAATACTTTAGAAACTTGGTTAATTGCATTACCTACGTGTTTTAATCTTGCTTGTCCTTGTACCTTATCCGCAGACTCAATAAGTCTTTGTGTTTTATCTAAGATTGAATCTCCTTTGAAGTCTATGTCTGTAGATTGGTATCTATCATAGTCACTTCTTATAGATTCAAATTCCTGATCTAAGTTAGTTACCGCACCTCCAGGTCCTACTTTAAAACCTGCGTTGTCTCTATATTTTGGTGATGTCCAAACAAATTGTCCTGATATACCACCACCATTAGAATATGATTTTCCTTTTAATCCAAATTGTAATTGAGATTCATTTCCTTCATATAAAATACCAAGTTCCTGAGGACCATATACAATTGTTTGTATTTGTCTTCCATCTTTACCGATAGGTACTTGATTTGCCGGTGAATCAATTTGTGAAGGTTCAGAATTTGCACTACCAACATAATAACCACCACTTTGTGCTTTATCTTGATCAAATAATCTATCAATTGCCGTTGTGGCACCTTGTATAATTCCTCTATTGTATGCCGGTCTATATTTGTTATAATCTAAACTTGAAAATAAAACCGATCTTTGTCCAAACCCTGTGTTCGCAACAAATATTTCAGACGGGTTCTTAAACCTATTTAATATAGGACCTAAAAATCCTCCAGTTAAATTATTCGCAACATTTAGAGCCGATTCAGTCTGAGGAGAATCAATGAAGTTTTCATTAAAATAATCACCCGGAATAAATGAAACAGGGAAATAAGTCCCCGTTAGTCTATTTGCCAATCCAACTGCGGCAGTTATTGGGTTTTCAGGTACGGTAATCCTCCAATTTTTATCAAAAAATGGTTGTTTACCCGTTGCAACCATACTAGCACTAAATGGATCCTGTAATGAATCTAAATTAACCCTACCAATAGTTGTTTGTAGTATTTCACTCGCAATTCTTTCCTCAAATAAACTTTTAAGTTGAGCAGCACCAATTTTGGCTAAATAGGTATCTTGTGATAACGGTCCATTAGATCCTGTTGGATTATCACTAAAAATTATTTCATATGGTGAATATGTTGAGTTGACAAATGAAGAAGGATCCCAATAAGGTGTATATAATTTAGGATTACCAACAACGTCAGTAATGATAACTAAATCTTTATAACCACCTTCAGGTCCATAAACATTTTGAACGTATGCAGCATCAATATAAAATTCATTTACTAAATCTAATACCGTATCAGTTGGTGCGTATGGTCCTGAATTTGACGCAACAGGTAATGGTGCTCCAGGTACTGAATATTTCCCATCATAACCACCATCAGGTCCGTACTCATTAAGTGAGTATAATCCATCTGCTAATATGTTTGTTGATATTAAAGAATCGGGCGAATCAATGACATTGTTTACAGATATACTTGTTTCGTAATTAACACTATTACTACTAGGAGAATAAGATCCTGGTACCGAATATGGTTGTAAATTACGGGCTAATAATATATCCCTAAAATTTGACGAAGATGCAAACGATAATGTACTATCTGACATACTTTTTTATTTATAAATACCTTGAGAATTTTTTTATAGAAAACATAATTTTAAGAATTTTCTATTTCTTACCCACCAAGTCCTGAGTTTGAATCCATATATGTTTTTTTAAATTCCGATTTCATCTTAGGATCTACTATTGCTTCCAACACTTTTTTATTAAATTCCGCAGTACTAAGTGATGTTCCCCCATCTCCCTTAATAGTAAGAGTATGGTTAACCTCACCACTAACTGTTGTGTGTGTTTTTGTTTCCTTAGGTTCTCCCGTTATTTTAGTTAAAAGTTCATCAAGTTTTTTATAATATGGGTGATTTTCATCAATTTTTATATCAGTTGGGGTTACACCAGCCGGCCCATATATTTCAGTTACTTTATTAACCGTATTTTGAGTTGCGTTCATTAAATTACCCGCACCACCTTTTGTTATTTCTTTTAATGTTGCGGCCATATTATTAGCTAAAGTTGTAAAAGTATTATTTAGGGTCTCTAAACTTCCTTTACCAGATAATAAATCAATAATACCTCCCTCTATAGGTTGTGTTACGCCAGCAACGACTTCTCTCGCCTTTTCGGTATTAACTCCTGTTGTAGCTGCTTTAACAGATTCCTCCCTTACAACATTTATTGCGTTATAAAATCTATCCATTGCTGGTGCGGTTGCCTTACCAAATTGGGTTGCTTTTACCGCACTCCCTGTTTTTGCGTCAATAGATTGTAAAACATTTAATTGATCTACCGCCAATTCTTCGATTGTTTTATTACCATCCGCCTGTTGTTCTTTTAATTTTGTAATTTGGTCTGCAGTTAATTTTGAAACATTCACCTCCTCCATTTTACCAGTCGTATCATTCTTTATTTGAACAAAAGCCTCTCCACCTTTCATTTGTGACATATTGGCAATTAATGTCTTATCTTCTTCAGATGCCGCTAAACTTGGGAATTTTATTTTACTCATCTTCATATCAAACTCAGATGCTTTTATTGACATATTTGCTAATTCTTTTGCGGGGATACCCATTTCTTTAGCGACTTCCATTAAACGTCGTTTAGATCCTGGCATTATTTCAAATTTACCCGTTTCTTTATTAAAACTTGAAAATTCTTTTGCAATGTTACCAATTTCTTTTTGTAGTTGTTCAGGATCATTCATACTTAAATCCATTGCCTTTAATGGATCCAACAATGCACTACTTGAAACACCTAACCTTTGTAGACCAGCAGCCATTTCAATTGCCCCTTCAGGATTAAAAACTTTATCTGTTACGGTTTGTACGTGTTCCATAGTTACACCCATAGATGCCGCATTTGCTGCCATTTTAGCTAAACCTTTAACTCCATTATCAAAATTATATAAATTCATTTTATATAAATTGTCAACAACAGATTTTGATACCGCACCTACATTAGCCCCAACACTTTTTGCGTAATTAGCCACTGTCGCCATTTCATTACCGACATCATATAATGATATACCAACACCCTTAAATTCTTTTGCTAATTCACCAGCATTAATTTTACTTACTTCAGCGGCCGCTCCCATTTCTCTAAGAGCTTCAGTACTCATAGTTGTATTAACCCCAAGCGATGTCGGCACATCTTGTAACACTTTAAAAGCATCTGAAGAACTAATACCTAACCTTAACATTTCCGGAATTGCATCCGCAATTGTTGTTTTCATCTCGGCCATTCTTGACTGACCAAGACCCATGGCGTTGGCTAATTCTTGACCTTTTTTAGTTAAAAAATCAGCACCTTCAAAATTAGTAGGGTCTAAACCATCTACTATTCCTTTAACCGCAATACCGGCCTCAGCCAATGGATTTTTTACCGCTTCCCCAAAACTTTTAGCCTGATCCTCATTTAAAAAAGTTTCAAAACCAGAAGAGGTTTCTGTGGATTTTGTTTTAGACGCATTAGATTCACCATCTTTACGAGCATTAGAAACTATTTTTTGTAGTTCTTTAAACTGATCGTCAGTTATTTTTCCTTTAAAATCATCTAATCCACTCATTGATAGTTTTTACTATAAATATTTACGTATTAGTTTTAGGCGTATTATCCTCCACAATCTTATCTAAGAGATATTTTCTAATATAGGTTGGTAACCTTAAGAATTCATTATATGATACCCTTAAGAATTTTGCCAAGTAATAAAATTCATCTAATAAATATTTTGTGTGATTAGAAGAAAGGCCGAAAAAACTCCACCCCAAAGTTGATGACAACATCAACCTTTTCTCCTGATGGGGCGTAAACTGTTTTCCTTAAATCCAATCTCGATTCGTTTTCTTTAAGGAAATTTCTTATGAACTTAGAATCACCAATTGGCATATTTTGACAAAATACACTTATTTCATTTCTATCAGGACTACCATTTAATTCTAAAATGATTTTATTTAATCTTGTTGTTACCGTTGGAGCAGTATAACCAACAGGATATGAATCAACTATTTTTGCAATTTCAATAGTATCGTGTAAACTCAACATTTTTATTTTAACGTCAGCTTTAGATTGCGGTAATTTTATAGTAAACGTACCATCTTCATCAGGTTGTACTTTAGGTTTTGTAAGATTTAATTCATCCAACATTATTGACGATTCAAATGTTTGACCGTTACTTGGGTCAATAGTTGTTATTCTATATTCAGGTCCGAAAGATGTGTTTCGTAAAAACAAAAGTATTGCCTCGATGTCACTTTCTAATAGTTCTTCGGGTCTTATGTCACGTTCATAAAGTTTATTTCTTAATAAAGGTAAAACAACACCCTCATTAATAGATCTTCTTGAATCAATATTTACCAAAATATTTTCATCACTAGCGGTTAAGTACCCTACCTTAACACTTTTCTTTTTAGATTTGTAGAATATACCACCTGAAGGTAGTGTCACCACGTCATGTGGTAAGTTAAAGTCCATTTGCCCGTAAGCAGCCGTATCTTGATCCATTTTTTTATATATTTTTTAATTTATTATTGCACAAAAAACCGTATACACTATAAATGTACACGGTTAATATTAAAAGTAAATTTTTTTAGTATACTAATATACAACGATCCATACGAATGTTTGAAGAGATTCCAGCGATCTTATCAGAGTCATATGATAATGAACCACCATCATATCCTGTTAACCAAGCTCCTTCTAAAATCCATTTCTCAACAACAACTCCCGTTGGGTCTAACATTTCCAAATCAACATTTTTCTTGTATCCCGCAGCATAACCCATACGACCTGTCACAGACTCAGCACATAAACGAATCCATTCCATAACCGCTTGAGATGCAGAAGGTCCGATTGGATCTCTAAACTTAACTGAAATTTCTTCCCAGTTGAATCTACCCGCAACGTATGTTTCAGTGTTCAAGAAAGGAATGTTCACTGAATTGATCTTTAATTTAGGTCTCGAAGTACTCTCCACATACCACTCATTAATTCCAAGTGATGATGGGAACCTTAAAATCCAACGGTT